CAGATGGTGGAGTAAATGAAGTATAAGTCACAGTTGGAGCAAAAGTTTCTTGATCAAATGGTTGTTGATTTGAATTGTTGATGATTGATCCTGGAGATGGTTGTGAAATAACACTAAGATCAAAATCATAGACTTTATTGGTCCATGAAAAGTTAGCACCTCTTCTGAATGGAAAACGTTGAGTATTTGTAATAGAATTATAATTCCACTCAGCAATTAACCAACCCATATGCGCAAATTCACCGTGCAGAAATTGATGGATACGAAATGCTAAAAGCGTAGCATTTGCTATATTTTCATGTGACTGATAATCATAGTCTTGTGTTTTAAGACGACACAAAGTCTCAATAAAAACTAACAAATAATTAACAATAGGGCGTTGATCTGCCAAATACATGATTCTACAACGATCAATAATATCTGTGTAACCCATACCATCAAATTGAGTAGCTGCAAAGGAGTAACCAAATGCTGCTGTCACTGTAAACTTAACTCCAACTTCAAATTGAGAATGGAATTCTGCATATGCTTGATCATATGTTTTATCAGATTGTAAAACCGTAGCCAAATTATTATAATAAAGATGCCCGTGTTGAACAGCTTCAAACAACATATTTTTAATCACTGCTTCCTCCCACTCACTATCTGTCAAAGGACTCTTGGAATCTTTAAAGCAAATAGACTTCTCTATCGATAGGGTCTCCAAAGGGGACAACCATAAATCACCATCTTTTTTAAAACCACGTTTCAAAAAAGTGCATTCTTCGATAGTTTTCCATCTCAAAGGTGACCCATCCTTTTCCACAGATGTGACATCATAACCCAATGCAGAGCAATATTTTTGGATATTTTCAGCAGTGTAATAGGATTCAGTCATCTCAATTGGAGCAGATTTAACATTGTCGTCACCATAATTAGCGAGAACAATGTTAGAGAAGAAAAGATCTTTTTTCCTCACATCGACAATCGAATCATAAAAAGATAACTTAGAATGCTGACCATAACATGCACAAAATACTGCTACTTCAATCATAGCTTCACTAATGCAATTAAAATGACTTGTTCCAAATACACCTGATGGAGTAGAGGTTGAGTAATGATAGATATCACCATGAAAATCAACACAAAAT